TTATTCTCGTTGTTTGAAAGATACATAAATTCTCGGAAATTCCCCGCATTGTTGTTGGATGGGCTCTCCGCTACCACTTTGTTCAGATTTCCATAGTTTGCGTTACTAATGATTTTATTTTCCAATCGCTGGGGGACGTGTTGTTTTCTTAACATTTCACGTTCTATCTCATTTGCTAAACGAAGGTTCTCTTCTGTATAGTTGGAATTGGAATTGGAATTTGAGTTATTTTGTGTGACTTTTACATTGGACTGTCTAAGAAATTCATCTATAGGAGGCGCACCCCCAACCCCGGGTCTGGCTTGGGGTATCTCTCTACGCATGAACCGACCCGGTGGGATGTTCATATTAATATTTAGTAATGTTTTTTTTCTAATGATCATCACCAAATTCGAGTGACTCCTTGACCACATCTAGTCCATATATGAATGGTTGTATCGGGTATATCCGACCTTCGTATGTTTCTGTCGCATTTCGTACTTCTATGTCTCTGGATGAAAATGGTCCCGCGTAGAAGTCGGGGTTGAATTTTGGTCTCCCTAGGTTATTACTCTGGCAATGCTGGTTAAATACCTGTACAAATATCTTTTGCGGGCAACACAATTCTGGACCATACACTAAGCTGGTAGATTCCATAAAATTGTGTAATGTACTCGCAACCATGGCGACTTGTTTCTGTATGATTTTGAAATATTCGGGTGTGATGTTCCATATATCTTTGTTACTGTATTTTTGACTGTATTCGAGATATGCTCTGATACACTTTAACAGAATAATTGGTATTTCGGCGTTTAGCTTTTCATCTAACTTTGTATCGGCTTCCTTTACTTGTTTGGCGAAGTTCCAAGGAAGAATACGACGAAGAACCGACCCGGAATTATCTCTCCAATTTGGTACCTCATTCCCTCCTAGCACCCCTGGACATGTCCATTCGATACTTTTAGCGGTTTTTCCTTTGATTGCCACACTCACGTCTTCACCAGAGACCATCGATTGAAATTCAGCCTGTTCTAAACAGAAATCGCCCTTGATTTCGGGGGCAATAAACATCTGCGCATCATAGATCGATCCTAAACCGAACTTCTTTTCTATGTTATTGCTCATGGTTTTTACATCATCACTCCCATAGAATTTTTTGAATACCTTCGTAATTAGGGTACTTTTACCAGATCTTGCGATCCCTTTTAGAAACGGAATAACCTGCCATCCATCCATTTCACCCACATTGTAACATAACCTACCTCCCATGATATACATCCATTTACACACCTCTGGTTCAAATTTCTGGTAATCGAGAACCCCTTGGAAATGTGGCGTCGGAATATCATACCAATCTTCCACGTCATTATAATCATTAAACGCAACGTCAAAAAATTTACAACTCACCTTTGTTGGATCCAGGCACTTAAACTTTTCACTTTCATACGGATAGAATTCACATTTATATAACCCGGTATCCGGACACCACACTTTCCCCATGAAAACGCCATTTTGAAAACTCCACATGTGACGGTCTTTTGTAATTTGGGGAAATTGTACATCCCGGCAATGTGTGAGATGATCAATTAGATTTCTAAATGTCGATGCGTGACTCGTTAGGTTTTGCCACAGCCCAAAATCCTCCTCTTTGCTTCCTAGATTATACACGAATTGTTCAATTGATTCAGCAGGTTTCCACGCTCTCGTATTGTGATCATCATATATAATTTGTTCGCAACAATCGGTTTTATACCTTCTATATTTTTTTGTGTAAAGTCTATCCAGGGCGACCAGAATACATTTTTGAAATGGAGATGCGTCATCTACTTTACTATCATCCATCGAGACGCCTCTAAAAGTTGCCGGATCTGCGTCAAACATTTCAGGATCTTGCATTGGGTTTTCTGCTCGTTGGCGAGCGATTAAATGTAAATTTATATTTTTGAATCCATCCTTCACCTGTTCTATGATACGATTTACCTTTCTTGAGATTTTAAGATCCGCATCCATTTCATCACCACCTTCGTTCGGTACAGAGTCTCCCATTTTTAATTCCCGTACCCTCGCATATAGGTTTGACAAAGCTCCAATCCATTTTCCCCGTTTTTCGTCTATGACTTTCATATCATATTTGATGGGTCTTCCATCCGGACCCAGGTCATCCTTGGGCATTAGTTGTTTATAGCCCAGGGCAGATGAATTTCCCCCCATCCCCTCCTTCAGATTCCAGACAAATTCCATTTGATCAAGTTTCTCTATGATTTCTTCTTCTGTCATTTCATGCGTTTTGGCTCGCACAATTTCCTCATAGACTCTGTCCGTATCTGGGTTTCTATCAATATAGTGGGTTACCATATTGATAGCTGTGGGTCTTGATACGTATACTGATTATTCTTCTAACTTATTTTTTGTTGGCGACTACCGAGAGCATCTTAATTAAAATTTTATTTTGGACTTCGAGTTGTTGAGATATATTTACCAGGGCGGTGCAAATTGTATCGCCGTCGGGGGTCGCCATGAGTTCTGTCATCAATCCCGCCAAATCTTCAATTCCACCATCTTCGTTTTCACCCCCGTAGAAATCCAAAGATTCGTCGTCGTCGAGGTCGATGTCTCCGATTTCTCCATCTTCCAACTCGGATTCCGATTCTTCGTCTGTGAATTCTTCGTCTGTAAATTCCTCATCTTCTTCGATTTCCACATTTTCCTCCGGGGAGACATTTTCCGGTTCGTCACCGACTTCAACTTCATCTTGGGGTTCTGTCTTTACGGTAACGGCTGCCATATACTTCTACTGAGAAAACTCAGGCGATAATTTTTCGCACTGTTCTAAATGCGGAATTACCCGAAATTTTTTTCTCAGTATACAGTACCAAAAATTCAATATGGCTGGTGGTTTAATGCAATTAGTGGCCTACGGTGCACAAGATGTTTACCTCACGGGAAACCCTAAGGTGACATTCTTCCAAGCGGTTTACCGCCGACACACGAACTTCGCGATGGAGAACATCGAACAAACGGTTAACGGCACGGCGTCCAACAACGGCCGCGTCTCCGTTACCGTCGCCCGTAATGGCGATCTCATCGGCGACATGTACGTCGAACTCAAGACTGCGTCCAACCTCGGGGTTTCGGCCGGTGTCGCGACGGCGGACTCCGCGTGGGTTGCCGAGCGTGCGATCAAGGACGTCGAACTGTCGATCGGTGGACAACGCATTGACAAGCACTACCAAACCTGGTGGCGTTTGTACTCCGAGTTGTACCTCGATGGTTCCAAGAAGGCGCAATACGGTAAGATGACTTCCAACCCGGTGGCCTCCTCCGCGGGTACGGTCTACCTCCCGTTGTTGTTCTTCTTCAACCGCAATGCGGGTCTCTATTTGCCGCTGATCGCGTTGCAATACCACGAGGTGCGCATCGACTTTGATTTGTCTTCCGAATTCGCTACATACACCGACGGTTCCACCTTCAAGGTCTGGGGCAACTACGTGTACCTCGATACCGAGGAGCGTCGCCGCTTCGCGCAAAAGGGTCACGAATACCTGATTGAGCAAGTGCAACACACCGGTACGGACACCGTCACCGCCGGTGCCACCAAGCAAGTCCGCTTGTCCTACAACCACCCGGTCAAGGAGCTTGTCTGGTGTTTGGCTGGCCCGAGCTCCGCGGGCGCGCAATTGTGGAACTTCACGACCCAAGCCGGTGCCAACGGTAAGGTTCTCCTCGATTTGGATCCGACCTCCACGGCGGAAGGTGGCTGTGTCCCGATCGAATCTATCGGTGCCCCGACGCTTAATGCCAACGGTACGGCCGGTTCCGGTGCGAGCTGGACTGAAGAAGGTGCGGACTCTGCCTCCACCTCGGTCGGTCCGCTCGATACCTTCAAATTGGTCCTCAATGGCCAAGATCGCTTCAAGGAGCAACAAGGTAAGTACTTCAACCAAGTGCAACCGTTCCAGCACCACTCCGGTTCTCCGTATCCGGGTGTCTACTCGTATTCCTTCGCTCTCAAACCGGAGGAACATCAACCGACAGGGACATGCAATTTTTCGAGGATCGATAATGCCCAAGTTGCCGTTAAGACGAAGGCTGGCGGTTTGACGACCCTCCACATGTTCGCGACCAACTACAACGTCCTCCGCATCCAATCCGGTATGGGTGGACTCGCGTTCTCCAACTAGGCTTAATTATGGCTTAAATATATCGCTCGCGTGTTAAAAAATAAAAAATAAAAAAAAATAAAAAATTTTTAAAAACTGATTCGCATACAATTTTTAAAAATAAACTAAATTCCGTTTTCGTATTCGCAAACAACGCATATGTCCTTCTCGTTTATAAAGTCCGTTTCTTCTTGACACTGCTTACATTCGAATATGGGTATTTTTTCTAATATATTTGGACTGTGTGTTTCGTCATCGAGAAGCCACGTAATGTGTTTATATATCATATCGGCCAGTTCCGACCTAGACATCGTGTGATATATATACATCCACTGATTTGTGCTATGTAAGCTCTCAAACATAGCTTTTAGGCTATACATGATAACATCATGCGCGATCCTATCTGGCCATATTTTTTGTTCGGTGAGTCTCACTAAATGTTTTTCTATGCAACCTCCGATTTGTATCTCTTGTATAGGAGTGAGTCCTATCCATTCCATGTGATCATATTCATGGTCGTTAAATATACATCGTTCTATGGTTTCTTTTATATCATCATACATCACTTGTTTGAAGAAATCCCATTGATCTCGTGAGTGGAAGAAGCTTCTGGGTTCTTTTAATTCATTCTTGAGATTATCAATCTGTTTTTCTAGTTCTAGTATCTTTTTATGCTTTTCTATGACATCTCTATCATAAAAAAGTTTTGAACATATAGCCAGACGTTCCATTATCCAGAAGGGGCTTAAACTTTTTATGTTATTTTATAATAAAATGGGTGTTGTCGCTACACCACCAGATCCTATCACGACTGATAACGGCTTCGAACTCACTAGTTATTATATGTCTTTGGCGGATACCGAAGTTCATCAACAAAAGATAAACGATCCCACGAATGGTATTGTTTATCGCACAGAGGGAATCTTTCAGTATTGGGTCAGTAAGTCCGCGCGTGATTCTGGTACAAAGCCATTTTCTCATAAACTAGTGCGCGTGGATTCATCTACGGCCCCGGAGAAGGATTGTTATACAATTTTGTATGAAAAGTTAAAAGAATTAAAGGTTTCGGGCGTTGAAATGAAAGATGACTAGTGATTACTATGTATACACAGATGGTGCGTGCGCCAATAACGGCCAAACGAACGCAATGGCTGGTATGGGCATTTATTTCGGTGATGATGATCCACGTAACGTATCAAGAAAGGTGGAAGGAAAACAATCGAACAATACAGCGGAATTGGGCGCTATTATAGAGGCATATACAATTATAAAAGGCGACTTGGAAAAGGGTAAAGTCGTCACAATTGTATCTGATTCTATTTATGCGATTAGATGCGTAACGACGTACGGCGAAAAATGTGCGGCGGCGGGATGGTCGAAGGATATTCCCAACAAGGACATGGTTAGAAAAGCGTATGAATTATATAGGCGTAATTCACCATTTAAGGAAAGTCAGATACTGTTCAAACACATCAAGGCTCACACGGGTAAAGATGACGTTCATTCCATAGGGAATGAAAACGCCGACAGACTTGCTAATATGGCTATTGGATTGACACACTGTCCTTATGCTAAACCCACGGAGTCTATATTTCTTGGGAATAAGCTAGAAACCATGATGAATAGAACATACTTAAATGTTCCATTTTCCGATAAGGATCACGCAAAAAAGTATGGGTGTAGATGGGATCCTAAAAAGAAAAAATGGTGGATCAGTGAAATGAAACCAGAATTGGAAAAATATCTGCGCTAAAATTAGTCATGGATCATCCACCCATAAAACACGTGGATTCTAAAGGCAGTACATCATCAGGAAAAGAGGACACAGACATGAAGTGGTGTAATAAACAAGAACAACTGTTATTGAACTGGGCTGAAAAAAGTGCGGGGTATCGCTGGTTACATAACCACGCCCGAGTTCATTATAATAGACAAAACAATCACCTATCGTATCCATCCATAATTATTTCTTCTATCACGGGTGTGGGAGGTTTTGCGGTTCTAAATCCCAGTGGTTCTGATGACTTATCTTCGGCGAGTAAAACTAATATCATGATAGCGCAGTACCTGTTTGCCTTTTTGAATGTGATAGCGGGTATCCTGACATCTATATTGAAGTTTTCTGGGAGTAATACTCTCGCCGGACGCCATTCACTCGCTTGCGTTCAATATTCTAAGTTTTATAGAAATGTTGAAATGGAACTTTCCCTTCAACGCGAACACAGACAAAATGTCGGAGAGTTCTTTCAAAAATGTAGATATGAGTACGATCGTTTATTAGATGATAGTCCAGATTTACCTAATGTATCGATAATGGCCTTTAATGTTGAATTTCCCACAAAAGAAAATAAACCAGATGTGTGTAACGGCTTGAATGTACTGGTGAGTGTCGGGGATGATCAGTTATGTGGGGATCGGACATCTAAAAAATCTGTCGCAAAGTGGCTCGGGGCGATATCGAGAAAAAGTTTATTCAACGCACGGAACCCCGACGAGGACGAAGAAGTATCTAACGCGCACGTAAGAAATACATCTAAAGATAACATTCCTGTTTAGATTAGCACATGATTAACACCCTATCACATAAAGTTGGAATATTAACTGCCGGACACACCTGTCCGGGTGTCAATACCGCAATAAAGAGTTTAGCCCTACGGGAGCTTAAATTTGGAAATATTGTGTATGGATACAAAGAAGGGTTTGCCGGGTTAAATTATGGCATGAAAATGGAACTATCACCAGACATGCTAACGGACGACGCCGGTTCTATATTACACATGTCCAGAGAGGATCTTAACATGGATACGGCTATTTCTGAAATCTCCGAATTGGATAAATTATATTGTATAGGTGGAGCAATTACGATCAGTCGCGCGAGACAAATTATACAAGATGAGCGAGTTTCTACAAACGTGATATGTTTGGCAAAGGGATTCACGAATGATATTAGTTGTTTGGAATCTTTTGGATTTCAAACGACCATTAAGGTATTAGGTGAATTTGTTAATTTGGCTTACGTTGAAGCCAATACATCTAAATCTATCGTTATACTCGAGACGCCCGAAGACGAAACGGGAAATTTGGCTAAACACACATATTACAGAAATACTAAAAAAATAGATAAAGTTCTTATTCCCGATTTACCCGAAGATCCATTTTTTGCGGATCATGTGTATAGAAAGTACATATCTAATGGACGGTTTGCCGTTATTATCGCCTCCAGAGGAAGTAATTATGAAGACGTATCGAAAACTCTCCATGAAAAATATGAAATCGAATGTAAATTCATCAAACCCGGTTCCATGATAGGAGCCACGAAACCAGGTCTATACGATTCATTACTGTGTGCCCGGATGGGAGAAGAAGCGTTTTTCCACTCCATGAAAAACCGGAATTTCATCCGAGATGCTGGACACTACACGCCACTGGAAGAATACTCCCCGGTAGTGTATTAAAGAGTACAGTACATTTTTCATCATGATAAAGCTGATGTAGCTAAGTGGTAAGGCGCCTGCCTTGTAAGCAGGAGATTCGCGGGTTCGATCCCCGTCATCAGCAAATTTAAAAAAAATAATAATTATATACAGTATAAAACAATGTCCATCTTCAGCAATCAGATTGTCTTGGTGATGATGCTAGTTTCGGCACTCGCCGGACTTGCCCTTCACGGAGAGGGCTTCAACTATTTTCCGGCGCTCGATAAGTTTATCAACGGTCCGTTTATTTTCGGTATGATCATGTTGATGCACACCATGTTTGGTTTGCGTGGCATTACCGATAAGCCGGCTATCATCGACAAGGTTCTCAACAATAAGGTCGGTAAGTTTGTCACGTTCTTGCTCATGGCCTTTGCCACCACGCGCGATAAGGAAAATGCTATTTTCGTTGCCATCGCATTCCTCGCGGTTACACAATTATTGCGCACGAAGGAAGAGCGCGAGAAGAAGCCGTACATTCTCTAAAATAATATTCTAGGCGTTGCGTAACATATCCTACTTAAACATATCACATCTATAAAACATAAGATGAATTCTATAGATGTTATTGGATTGGTGAGTTCGATCATGATAGCTATCATGTTCGTTCCACAAGTAGTTCATGTACATAAAACGAAGGACACACACGCTATCAATTATTACTTTTTAGGATTAAATGTCACCGCCAGTGTGATGGGACTCATTTATTCTGTATATTATGACGTAGTTCCGATGATCGTCGCTAACAGCTCAGCTGGGTTATTTACTATAACTCTCATGGGCATGAAATACAATAACGAACTTAAAGATGACACCGGAGACAATACTAAAGCTTCTATGGTGTAGTGGGAACACAGTGGACTTTGAATCCACCGCCACAGGTTCGATCCCTGTTAGAAGCTTACCCGGCCTTAGCTCAGATGGAAGAGCAGCTGACTGTAGTACATAATACTAAATTTGCAATGTAAAAATTGTTATCAGCGGGTCACCCGTTCGAATCGGGTAGGCCGGACATTCTCTTGTAACTCAGTTGGTTTAGAGTGTGTGGCTGTTAACCACAACGTCGTAGGTTCGAATCCTGCCAAGAGAGATTACTTTTTAGATGTGCGTCCCACATGTAAAATGTATTTATTTACGTAACTGTTTTATCCCTTTTCTTTTTAATTGCCACACGTGTTCTACCACGACGGTCGCACCGAGCGCCGTTAGAATGGAATTATCATATTTAATACCGTATCCCACGACTATGAATCCCCACAAGAACGCCAAGAAATCGGTCATCGGCGTCGCGAGATAACTACAATTTGCTTCTGTGGGAATGGATTTTTCCATCATGATATAATACGCGGATCCCAAGATCACGGAGAGAATGATGGCCACCGCGTGTTTCATTTGATATATATGTATATTATTTTTCGTCTATGTATTCGATCGTATATTCATCTTCATCTTCTTCGGTCTCTTCATCTGGATATGAAAATGAGAGAACCTCGTCATCTTCATATATCGACTTGGATATGGTCGATCCATCGATCTCATCATACTCAGGAGGTAATACATTTATGGGTGGTGCGCCGAGCATGTTCAATTGATATGTATTTTTCCTCTCCGTCTCAAAAATAGTAACTATCCTACACTCTTTTACCATGATTACGTTTTGGGGTACCGTCACTATGGGGGTACATAAAAGTGAGTACATATGTTATATGGTAAGATTGTAATATCAGCAGGTGGGAAATCATCATAAATTTTTTGTCACGGTATATTAAATGTCAATAGTTACCCCGGATGGTATCCTGAATGTTGAGAATGCCACATTACGGGTTCCCTCTATTGAGGTTCAAGGGGTAAATGTAACGACGGCTTTATCGACGTTGAGCAATGTTGGTATAGGTACGGCCTCTCCGGACGAGCGTTTGCACGTTCATGGTCCGGATGCCGGATTTATACTTCAATCTAACTTAAATTCCGCAACAATGGAAATCGGGGGTCCGGGCGGTGCCGTCATGGATTTGAAGGGTGCTTTTACGGACGACTATGATTTACGAATTAAGACTACCGGCACCGGTGGTGTGATTTCTTCGGTGGGAGAAGCCAATCACCTCGTTTTTGGTGCGGCCAGTGGTTATACAGGATTTGGCGTGGCCAGTCCGCAATTTAAAATTGACGCACAGGGTTCGGCCGGGGTGGACGCAGTATCCAATCCCATCACCCACAATTCCGTCATACTATACGATGACCAAGAATCGACTACCACTTTTAGTGGTACATCGGGCGGTTCTTCGTCTGGACGCGACACAACCAACAAATACTATGAACTCAATTCACTCACACAATCGACCGTAGGTTATATACACTGGCCAATGCAATTACCAAATTCATTTACTGCCGAATTCGAGCGTTATTCTGGGGGTGGTACAGGAGGTAATGATCTACTTTTCAGTTT